ATAAACCTTATCAGCCATTGTTATACGCCTCCATTAAGTGATCCATTTGTTTGATGATGTCATCATAGATTGACTGCATTTGCTCAAGTTTGAGATTAGGTGCTTTGAGCTCATACTTGCGCATGCGCTGGTTAGCCAGCTCAACCAGTAGTTTCTCCAGCCCAGCAGCTTGCATTAAGATAAGATTTGTCGCAGCCTTATTATCCAACCCAGCACGTAGAGCAAAATCGGTGATATAACGACTACAGTCCCCTTCATAATTTGCGGATTTGTAGGCTTCAGCTGCTGCTTGACGTTCACGGTATTCGCTTTCAAACCGTGTCCAAGTGCTATAAATTGCTGCCGCGTGGCTGTCAATTTGCTCGATTAGGCGGTTGCGCTTTTCTGTTAAAAGTGCGGTTTGTTTTTCGCCTGAAATTTCCCACGTCAGCGTATCAAGATTTAATTCATGTGCGTCACTTGGTTGTGGGTCAACTAAAACTGGATTACCTTGCTTATTGGCAATAATTTGCTTACCGGCGGCTTGTCCATCTAATAAAGTGCGGTAGGTTTCTTCGCTAATTCCCGTCGCGCCTTGAGGAATTTCGTGTAAACCCTCTATATAGAATCCATTTGTGGTTTTGTCGTAAAAATACATTTTTTAAACCTCATTAATATCCAATAGCAAACCAATCCGCCGATGAATCAATAGGCAAAGTGGAATTAATTTTGAATGTGAATTTTGAATTAGTTACATTAAGCGCTGCCAAGTGTGTGGCATGTGCTGCAACGGTACGCATTTGATTTTCGGTCAACTGAATATTTAAAACCTTATTCGGGAATGCGATTGGGAAAACAATATCGGTGCTATTTTCATCATGAATTACTGGTGTCTTCCCCCATTGTAAAATTAGCCCATTAGGCAATTTAACCCATCCTGTCTGTCCCCATTGAGAGCGATAATCACTGAGCTGTACGGCAGTATTTAAAGACTTACCACTCGATGTTCTAATATCACCGGCAGAATAAAAGTCGCCATTATGTTCGAAGCCCCAATTTTTACTTGTACCGTTATCTTCAATGAGATTAATAATTCCTCGCCCAAAGCCATCACCTGCACCTTGTTTAGTTGTGTAACCAAAAGAAAACCCTGCGCCATAACGTCCTTTTGACCGCACCAACCCTTTGACAAATGGATGATATGTATCACGGTTTTGCGACCCTTCGGCGTTAACTAAAAACGGGGCACCGCTTGTATATTGATGATCATAGGCGCCATACCCATAATGTTTGGACGAAATGCCCACGGAATACAAAATACCAGTCATAGAATCACCGCTTTTAAGAACTACATCATCAATATAAGCGATTGTGCCATTTTTTTTGGGAAAACCTACGGAGGCTATGTTGGCGCCTTGTGGTGTTCGATAAACAAATGTCAATAAGTTATTGGCATTGTGAGGATTACCCTCAAGTCGAGTATAATAGCCATCATTGTTGTATACATTAAGGCCACTATAATTGCCTTGTTTAAGAGACAAATTGCCTGTCATCGTATCGCCCGATTTGGCTACGCGGTCGTTAGCGTTATCATTCGCCATTTTAACAGCCGCACTTGTTGCCACTGTGTCTGAGCTATTACTGTTAACGGCTGATGATTTTTTGCTGTTGGGGATGTAATTTGTCAAACTACGTACAACCGAATCAATAAAGCCTTTCAGGATTTTAATGACCTTAGGTGTAGCAGCCATTTCTTCTGATTCCGAATCATAGCCGGAATAAAGTTGCACCTCGCCTTTTTGCGTTGTGCTGGCGGACTTTCTGTTATCATCAATGATTTTCACAATCGCTTGATATAACTGCGTTTGTGTTTCTGCCTTCGGGGTAAATCCCGCTTTTTGTAACACATAATGCGCTTCCGCTTGCACGTCTCGCACACGGTCTTGAACGTCGTTAAGCCACGTGTCTGTCACGCGTGTGCCTTGCTCACCTGTTGCGGGATTACCGGCATGAAAGCGCTTGTCAGCGGAATTAATTTCGGGTAGTAACGTTTTCATTTTTTTTGGTCTCTATTGATATGCAAAGTAACAGTATGTATGAGCGGGTTTTAAGTCTCTGAAGAACTCTTCAATTATCGGATCACCAAATTCGACTAGGTGATCACCGGCAAACGAACTTCCAGCGCGGAAATACACAATATTGTCGTCACCGTTTAACACCGTCACCCGCCACATATAAATCAAGCTCTCACGCGGCTCATTGCGAAATTTCACTAAGTCACCGGGATTAGGCAGGTCATTTTGTAGCGGCGAAAACTCTTTGATTTGGATTTGATAACCGATACTTTCGGCGATGCGCGTAAAGTATGGGATAGACAAGCCACCCACGGCATTAAGTTGCACGATGACTCGTTTAACGCGCTCTTGATAAGATTTGCTTAAATCCGTTTTAATCCCACAAATGCGTTCCCAATCGGCTAACATTTGGTTTGATGTGGCTGGTTCGATAACGCTTAAAATTTCCACCGCACTTTGTTGTAAACGGTCAAACGCATTGCCGTCCACTTCGCATTGTGCGATAAAATGTTCTCCGTTGATGTTGTAACTTACCGGCGGATAAAGCTGTTTTAGCACGTTAGCATGTTGCATTAGGCCATCTCCGTTACATTCACATCACCAAGGCGGAACCATTCGATTTTGTTGATAATGTCCGCTTTGCGGTTGGTATTCGGGGCAACAAAACGGCGGTCAACCACGCCGATTAAATCACTCACCACCGCTTCGCATTGCGACACAATCAAGTCATCGCCCGGAATCAAACCGTTAAAATAATCAGTCAGAGCATTGCGAATAGCGGTTTTAATGTCATTTAATGCCACACCACTGATTTTCACTTGGATGTTAAAATTGACTTTTGTTACATCTGGTTTAACGACTTTGCTTTCTTTTGCGGTTACCGGGCGCTCTTGGTCGATATATTCTTGTGCGCGGCGTACAGTGTCATCACTTGGCACGCCATTATCGGCCGTAATCGCAATATCTACTGTGCCAAGCCCTCGGCGTAGCGGGTAAACATACGCTTGTTCAACGCCATCCACCTCTAACGCCCAGTCTTTGTAATCGTATTTATTGCCACCTGCTGCGGGTCGGCGGATTTTATTAAGCAAACGCTCCAACAATGAACTATCGCTTTCGGCATTGGTCGCCCCAACCACATCATTTAATACAACATCCGTGCTCACGCCAACTGGCGCCGCCATAAACGATCCTTTTATAGCGGTTTTAATATTTTGCGCTGCGCCCGTAGCAAGGGAGCGCACCGCAACAACCGCAGTGCCACCGGAGGAAATCACCGCACTTTCGGTTGTCTCATAAAAACGCCCATCTTCAGTTTTGATTTGTAGCCCTACGGCAATTACAGCATCAGGATTGCCGCTAATAGTGGCGCCTTTGCCTGCTGCATAAGTGGCGTTACGACGACGTAAACCACGTAATCCTGCGTGTTTCTCCAAAAATGCAGTGTCGGCAGTGTCAGGGAAAAACTGTTTAATTAGCCATTTTTGATGTGCATAAATCCCTTCTGCACAGGCGGCCAAACTACTGGCACGTGCATAAGCGTCACTGTCTTCGGACGTGTCGGCATTTGGATAATAAGTTTGGTAATCCCGCAGAATACTGGCACGGATTTCTTCGAGAGTTGGCACGATAAACACGATTTAAACACCTTTTAAATGACGTTTACGGGGTGTTTAAAAGTGTATTGTTCGCCCCGGCTGTCGGTTACAGAAATAGAAAGAATCACTCTGCCGTTGTGTGGTTGTTCGTGAGTAACAACAATTTTGCTGGCTCGACCGTCATCAAGTAACGGTTGCAATGCCTCTTCGGCGTATTGTTGTGCCAACATGCCCACACGGCTTAAATCCTTTTCTCGCTGAATAGTATGGAGCAGAGAACCTACACGCCCATTTGCCCACCACGAGCCTAAAGGTGTAGTCAGTCTGATATACACAGCATTTTGCAGTGTACTGATATGCGAATTTGTATAGTCCCCGGTAAGCGGGCTGATTTCTCTGTCCATGCGGGCAGAGTAAAAGAAAGGGGAAAGAAAAAGGCGGGGAGAGAGTTCCACACCGCCTTAAGTTCATTTATATAGGTTTTCCGGTCACGCCACCACTATCCCCGGGGTGGGTGTGGCTGACAAGGGATTTACCGTTGGCAGTCACGTCGCCATCAGTAGTAAAGCTACCTTTTGTTTGCGTTACGTTACCGGTAAATGACGCACCAGAACCGCCTTGAACGGCCATGCCACCGTTGCCGTTGATTTGACCTTGCGCAGTAAACACATGGTCTGTCTCAACAATCGGACTACTGATCTCAACTTTGGTCGTGGCGGTTATTTTTAATATATCACAATCAATTTCGATTAATCGACCTTGTTTTAAAATAATCGTGCTTCCGCTTTCGTCATAAACAGCGGTCTCACCCGATTTTAAATTTTTAACCCGAAAAGAACCGTTTTCCGTGGCAATCACGATGGAGTGGGTTGTCTCCCCGCCCATCGGCAATACCACCACTTGCGTTCCCGCAGGCGGCACAGACGTTAAGCCGAATTGTTGCATCAATTCCACGTCTTGTAAGGTTTCATCTGCCAATCCGGACACCTGCACTTTTTGGATATTGTCCGCACTTTTGACTAAATTCAACTTTCCGCGAAAGGCTTGGCGTACTGCGCCCAAGGCGGTTTCTGCTTGTTGTCTTATTGCCTGTCCTAGTCGTCGCATATTAATCCCCATCTAATACAATTAAATCGCCTTTCTTTTTCTTGCTTTTTTTACCTTTTCGCTTACGTGCCTCTTTAGATTTGTTCGCATAAGCGTCAGGCGTCCACACACCGTCTTGTTTTAAGCGTAGTTCCGTGGTTGTACCGCCTTGCCGGCTTAAGGCAAAACGGCGACCCATCAGAAAGAAAATCGCGTCAATGTCGTATTCTTCGCAAATCACATGCACCCGTTGCCCAGGCGTCCACAACACACCGTCCTGCGTTTTGTGGTCAGGCACGGTAATCGTCAAAGTAAAACTGTTTAAAATACTGTCCGAAATGTATTTCTTTGCCCATTTTTTCAGAGCTTCTAAGTTTTCCACATCCGGCACAATCACGGTTTTCGGTTTGTAGGTCTCAACAGCATCATCTTTAAACACCCATTTCAGATCGTTTTTATTGTCATCACCGCTTCGCCCGTGCCGTTGCGCCAAAAACGTGATTTCTGAAAAGCTTTGCGACACGTCGGTAGTTAGGCTTGCCTGCGTGAAATTGTTGCGTTTGCCGTTTTTCGCACAACACAATGTCGCCACCGGAGGCGTAGAGTAATCCGCACCGCCCACAATCAACGTGCCGGCAGGATCAAACCATGCGTGCAACCCCGCCGAATTAGCACAATGGATAAGTGCATTCCACGCGGTTTCACCAATGTCGATGTCAACTTTATCTAACGTTGGATTAGATTCGGCACGCAATTCGACTTTTTTAATGCCTAGCGGCTCCACTATTTTTTTAATCGCATCTAACACCGTCAAACCTTTAACATTGGTAATCGGTGCGGAGCAATCCACTAAAATAGACGCTTTGTCGCGCCCATTTAAACTAAAAGTGCGGTCGGTTTTTGAAATAGAATGTTGTGTAGTGTCAACAATGCCCGTCAGTACAAGCTCACCGTTAATCAGCACTTTTGCCGTTTTGCCTGAATAATCCGCTAAAACAGTATTGTCTGACGGCACGCCAATACTGAAATTAAAGGCATCCGCAGGAATCAAAAAATCGCTGTCAATGTCGTAGCTTTTCCAGTTTTTGTGCTGTTTGCCGTCAATCTCAACCACAATCTCATTGTTAAACTGGTAGCCGTTATTTTGCGTAGCCATTAAGTACCTCACCTCGTGCAATAAAATTCGGGTAACGGATGTGCGGATTCAGGCGCAACAGCTCACCAGCGCGTGTGTAGTCGCCATAAAAAGCATGAGCTACCTGCTGGATTGTGCTATCAAATTCCGCTGTGCGAATAATTAATGGGGGCTTGCGATTAATCGCTGCCAAGGCTAACTGCGTTAATTTATGGCTTTGTTGACGCAGTTTTTCTGCCGTTTTGTAAGCCTGAGTATAAAGCCCCGTATTTGGTGTTTGCAGTTGTCTTGCGTCTGTTTGTTTTTTCACACTTAATGACATCAAACCAAAATCATCTTTAACGTAATTTAATGTCATCGCGTTTTGCTCAGCCTGCACTAACGCACGCACGGTATTCAACGCTGCCAAGGCTTGCAAGCGCGATTCCGTCACGATGTAATCAATTTCGGACGGAATTAACGAATCGTCCTCAATAAACTGAGTGGCGATTTTCAACACATTCACCGTCGCCAACAACTGCACAGCGCAGAAGATTTCTTTAGTGTCTTGCGCCGTCAAGGATGACGTTAATGATTTCAAGGTATTTGATTTGCTGTTTTTGCCATTGCTTAAATTCGGTGCAATTTCTAATAGGCTTTTTACGGTGCGAGTGACATCATCAAATTTTGCTCGCACGGTTAAGTCGTCACGGTTGGCAATGGTCGTTAAGCCATCGCGAATCATGCTCGCTATCTCACGCACGGCATTGCCACCTTGTTGTCTGAATGCGTCTTTTGATGATGGTGTATTGGCGGAAATAACGTGCTTTTTCTTGTCCATATCAAACATATCGCGCACCTGCTCAAAACAGCCGTAAAGCGCACCAAACGAGCCTAATAAACGTGATTTGACATTAGCTGCGAAAGAAATCCCCTCCATAAAGAATCCATACAGCTCTAATACATCATCTACCAAGTCTTCTAGTTTAGTTAATAACTCATCAATCAAACCAAGCACAGAAAAGTTAAACAAGAAGATCGGTTTTGCCGGAGTGGCTTCCTGAAAACTTAAACTGACTGTGACATAATCCACAAAATCCGCTTCATGGTGAAAATAAGCCGAGGTGCAAAGCATATTTTGCAAGCGACCACGAATCGGATGCACCAATACCGCCGCACCTTGTTTTTCCAGGGCGGATAAAAAGCGTTTAAAATCGGTGTAATACCCCTCACCATAAAACACGGCTTGCAGTTGGATGGTGAGCGGATTTAAACCTAAATCCTCAATATCGCCCCCGTTTACGAATGGATACGCATGCGTAATGGTGGCGCGCTCTAAGTTATCATCCACACTTACCACATCAAACCGCACACCGCGATAAGATGCCTGCTGGATTGGCATTGTCCAACCTTTCATTTTTACCCCCGTTTAAGTTCTCGGTATTGGTTTTCGGACGTGTTTTCGGCAATTGTCCGACCGTCTAAGTCCACGCGAATTTGATTTTGAATGGTGAAATTTTGACTTTCCACCGCTTGTTTCATCCCTTCGCTGATGGTTGTGCCTAATTGCTGAAATTCAGCTTTATAGTCAGGTACTTGCACACGGCGGTTATACTCATCTTGTGTTAATGTGCCTCGCTTTAAGCGTTCGTCGGCAATCTCTTTTCGTTTAGCGGCATCACCAAGTGCATAACCGCCACTCGCTAAAGACCAAACTGACTTTTCAGGCGTAGGGACAGGCGGGGCATACTGAAACACCGATTTGCTTGGATAGGCTGCTGCATAGAACTTTTGTTTTTCGTCTTTTGTTGCGGCATCCAAGGTTTCTTGTCTTTCTTCTTGTTTTGCCATATAAGGGGCGTAATTTTCCGACCCTTCAAGCATTGCGCCAAAAACTAACAACGGCAAACTGCCTCGCCCAAACTTAGCAAGACGTCCCATTTTTGATGTATTCGCCGCAGTTGCAACGCCACCAGCCGAACCGGTTACACCCGCACCTTTACTCAAGACATCACCAACACCAAGTCCCAAACCGCCTTTGCCTCCTAATAATCGCAAAGACCCTGCCGCAGTAATAGCGGCTGCGCTTAATGCGGCGACTACGGTACCGGCAGTCACAATCTTGCCTGTTAAGTCAGGATAAGCTTTGGCATATTCGGCAATTTTCACACTTACATCACCCAAGGCATCATTAAAGCCCTTCATGCCTTCCATTTGTACGAAATCTACGTTATTTTTTGCGTCTTCTACTTTGTAGCTGTTGGTATCTTTAATCACCGCATGAGAGGTATCCACCGCACCTTCGCTTTTATCCAGGCTTTCTTTCACTTCTTTACCAAGGCTCACGTTGTTACGAATACCCAATAACGCCATTAATGCTTGGCGGTCTGAAATGATTTGCCCGATTGCTGTGCCTTCCACCAAGTTCGTCATTTCGTTTAAGACTTGAGCTTGATCCTCTTTTTTAGCGCTTTTAAGTTTTTTCTGCAGAGCCTGGTACTTACCATCCTGACCAATCACCTGATCCATAATGCTCATAAAGGCTTCGATGGAGTTTTTACCTTTTTTCTTCTGAGCTTCCATTGAGGCGATAAAATCCACCCCATGGTCTTTACCATCCTTGCCTTTTATGTCGAGTTTTCGAAAGCGGTCTGAGGTTTCTTTTGATGTTAATTTTGCAAGTAAATTGACTAAGTTATTTCCCGCTTCATCTGATGTTCCGGCAGTTACACGCGCCTGTTGGTTGGCGACCAATAATGCCTCAAACCCCGACATACCTTTTAAACCGGCAGATTTCCCAGCCGCCATTTGTTGAGGTAACCAACGCGCCATATCCGCTAATTCAAAGTTACCCGCCTGACCTGCTGCAACGGCTTTATCTAACACTTCGCCGATTTTATCTTCGCCGATGTCAAACTGCTGCATCGCCGAAATGGCGATTTTCGCCAAATCATCGGTACTTGCGCCCGTTGCCGTCGCGCCTTTTTGTAGCGTTGGTAATAATTTCATAGCGGTATCGGCTTTTACTGCGCCACTAGCAAGCATAGTATCCAATGCGCCCAAAGCATCTTCCTTCGTTCCGCCACCGATTTCTACTGCGCTTTTTACGGCATTATTTAGCTCTGCTTTACCTGCAATGCGCCCCGCCACATCACGCTCGGCGAATGCGGTGTTGGAGGTCATCGCAAGGGCTCGGTCGTAATCCATTTGCTTTTTCATCGGTTGCGCCAGCACCATACCCGCCGCTGTTCCGCCTGCAACCAAACCAGCAACGCCACGCCCGATGTTGCCTAACCGTTGCCCCATGGAGACTTTGCCCATTTCCGCGTTTAACTCCGCAATACGGCGTTTTGTCGCCACAGCGGCGCGGTCTAATTCACGCCCGGAAGCAATGCCACTGCGTTTTAATTGGTCGTATGCCACGCGGGTGCGGTTGATTTCGCTCTGGATACTGCGCTCACTACGCACCCCCAGCATTTCGCGATTGCGTGCCGCTTGTTGGATTTGGCGGTAGCTTTGTTCCGTCACTTGTGCCGTTTGACGCATCGCTCTTTGTTGCGTGGTGGCACTGCGTTGGGCTTGATTTTCGATATTTTTGGTTGATTTGCTAACACTGTTTTCCACGCTTTTCACCACGCCACTGGCGTAGTCTTTCGCTTTGAGTGTTAAAGAGAGATCCATATTTGCCATTTTTAAACCTTGTTTAAACGTAATTTAACAGCAATAAAAAAGGGGCATTACGCCCCCTTATTTTTACGACGCTTAAATGTATAGGACGTCGTAGATTCGTCGGTATTATGTTGGGTTTTCGCGCCTTGACTCGCTAAATAGCTGTTAATCCATGCGCTGACTTCCGCGTGACACATATTCCAGACGGCTTGCGCAGTAAATCCAAACTTACCCAGCAAAATCGTTGCCGAGCGGTAGTTTTCATACGCCTGCCACACCTCGCTGATATTGCGTTTTTTTACGCTTCGCTTGCCGTCTCTTGGTCTGCCGAAACGCCCGTGCGCTTTTTTCGCAATTGATTGATTGCATAGTTAATCAACACATAATCATCAGTGGCAAGGTTATCCAACAAGAATGCCGGAGTCACCGCCTCACGCGGTATGCCGTCAAACTCGACTTGCTGTGCAAGATACGCTAAGTCAACCAGCATTTGTTCCGATGTGTTTAACGTTTCTTTTTCGCTTAACCCAAGGTCACTGATAACTTCCAACGCTTGGCATTCACCACCCACGGTCAAAATTTTGACTAACACGTCATGATGTAGCGTGCCGTTATACAGCACGCCAAGTTTCAAACGGATTTTCATTATTCTTCAACCTTGTCTAACGCGACCATTTGCAAATCGCGCACTTCTTCACTATCTACGGTATAGCTTGTGCCTGTTTCGGTGGTAAAACAGCCGATGTATGAGATTCGTTTACCGTTTTCTTCTTCCACCGTGATTTTGGCATCTGTCACGTTATCCCAATCAGGCTCTACCGCGTTTAACGGCACCACAACAGTGAGTGACAACGCATATTCGGTAATGCCTTTCGCAAAGCCTTTCACGCGTCCTTTGCGGTTGATGGTTTTCACCGGCTTGCGACCGGTGGTAACACGCACATCTAACTTGGTTAAGTCAATCTCTTGACCGTCCACTTCGACAATGCCAAGACTAGCAAATTCTTGAGCCATCTATGCCTCCTATAAAATTAAATCAACACGGTTGGCGATAATATGCAATCCGTTCACCACATCGGTCGGGATGACACAATCCAAGCGGTTCGGGTCAACACCGTTGCGTTGTACCAACAATTTCGCTTTATGCTGCGCCACGTTTTCCAAGATTTCTTCGTTTTCCAAACGCAATAAAACATCTAGGATTTCAGACCGTACTTTGTCCGGCGTACGGGCGGATAATTTCGCGCGTGGGAAACGCAACTCAATACGTTGCTCAATGGCTTTACGCACATAATCTAGCGTACGAATCGTGGTTAAATCCAAATAGCTCGGGTCATCCGTATTAGTTGCCGATTTGGTGTAAGTCGTGATTGCGCGCATAATGCGGACACGATGATTTACAACGGTAATCGTGGTTAAACCGTGATATAACGCTTGATTCGCTTCAGTCAATAACGGGGTTTGTGTCGGGTCAACTTCCGTCAAGCCTTTAATTTCAAGGGTATTTAACGGACGTGCCGGGTCTTCTTCGCCTGAAATCACTGCGCCATACCCGGCAGCAATCAAGGCATGAGATTCAATCGCGCCTTTGTACCAACCACAAGTGATACGCTCGCTATTGATTTTTTCGGTATAAGTTGTGCCGGTCGCCATACTGCCGCGCCATGCCAACACACCGATAGCCGGTTTCTTCTCAAGCGGAGCGGACACGGCTTCCAAGTGTTCGCGCAAGGATTTTGCATTTTTGTCGTCCGCAAACGGCGAAATAATGATGTGATAATGCGTACCGGCAACACTTGCTAATGCAGGGGCTAAATCCGCATTTTCTGCGCCGTTGGCAAAAGCGGTTGCGGACAATGTCATGTCTTTAGCCGTGTTTGTTGCGGTTAAATTAATTTCATTGCCGATGGCGCCTTTGCATTTTGCAGTAAGCGTAATCGTGCTTTCGCTCACAGATGCCGTTGCCGGGCAATCTGTCGCACCGTTAATCACAGCGTTTAATCGGGCGGCAACATCTTTGGCTTTTTCGCCGTTTGCCACAGCGACTTTGTAGTCAATACCGGCAATGGTTGCCGTCATAACGCCTTGGGTGGTGGCGGTTCCAGTCAACACCAAACTACCGCTTGCCGCGACGCCGGAAGAACTATCCGCTAAACCCATCACAGATAAACGGATGAGGGAGTTGTTAGTAATCGCCATGCGGGTCATTAAATGCGCCCACGAACCTGCACCAAATGCCTGCGCCGCGTCAAGGTCGGAATACACACGCACCGGTTGGGTAAATGCCGTCGCACCGCCCACCATTGGCGCAACAATTAGCACTTCCTGCTCGTTAGTCGGCAGTGTAGTTACTGCGCCTTTGGCGTTGTATTCGGTATAAACACCCGGTTTGCGTAAGCTATTCGGGATTTTTTCAAATTCAATGTTAGTCATTGCCTGCACCTCTTTGCTTGCGGGTTGGTTGCACTTCGATTAAGTCACCATCAGCAATACGACGCTGATAATAAAAAGAATCATCCACTTCAACCGGCTCCTGCTCAATGTAGGCATACGGCTGATTTTCTAAAGGGACTTTCACCCCTGGGGCTGCTTTTACAATCATTTTTTATCCTTTGTTTTTACACTAAAGCCGACCTCGGCATTGTTGTTCGGGTCATACAGTTTGCCGTCCACCTGCTCGAGGGTTGGCGACGCCGGGGAGAGTTCGGCCGCATAATGGGTAAACACAAAATCAGGACTTGTCGGGTCTTGTGTTTTTTCCGGATACAAACCATCTTCAAGTGGTGCAACATCATCAAACACGGCTTCATACTCGATGGCATACGCCGTGACTTTTTCAGTGCGAAATTGTGCATTGTTAAACAACGTCCGAATCGCCAGCGGTTTTAACGGCTTAACTAATCCGCCCAAGCGTTGCGTATCCAGCAAGCGGCGTACCGCATAAATCAACTGATTCGCACCAACCTCGCGTTTATCCACCCCGCCTTGTCGTGCAGCTTGGTTGCTGCGCAATGAGCGCACCGCCACAATGACCACAAATTTAGCAGAGGTGCGAAACGCTGTACCGCGCACTCCCATCGGCTCAATTCGTGCGCCACCGAACGTCACCAACACCATAGGCAAACGCCCCGTGCCAAGGCTTTCGTCGTCCAACTCACCGCCATAGCTTTTCACCGTGTTGGCAAGCTGTCCCAAACCACGTGTTAAGCGGTCAACCAGTGCATTTTCAATTTCGGTTATCACGACCAAAAATCCTATTGTTCGGATTAGTAAACATCACCACATTGCCATCACTTTGTTGGTCGTCTTCAATGTCAATACCGAGGGAGATTTTTCCCGCCGCTAAGTCTTCAAGCTCTTTCAAACTCAATTTATAGCGCGTGATAATCTCGTCAGTAATCGTCACTTCTGACATACTTGCCAAGCGGTAACGGGTTAAATCACAACAAATGCGAGTGAGATTTTGCGGAATTGTCGGCAACGGCAAGCGATAACGTGCACTTAAATAACCGTCGATTTGGCTTGCGCTATCTGAAAGCGCAATAGTCAGCACGCTTTCATTCACTACGCCTTCGCGGTCACGGTCGGTTAGCTGAATCGCTTGAAACTCTCCGATGCGCAAAACAAAATCTTTTACCGTTGCATACATGGCTTAATCCTCACACACCGGGACAAGCTCTAACCAAGGATCTTCCGCAAGCGTTAAAGTTTGTTCCGCCGTTAAGTCATCTGCTGCGATGTAAACCTCATCGGTTTTGTTAAAGCGATAACCGCAACGACCATAGGTTGCTTGAGGATGGATTTCACGCAATTTAATCGAATAACCGATAGGCACAATCACTTGCCCTTCTTTGTCGTCCGATTCATCGTGTTTTTCTACCGCACTTTCGGCATTATCCGCACCGTTTTCGGTTTGGGTTTGCGCCTGTTCATCCGGTGCTGTTTGCACGTCTTGCGTTACATCGTCTTTTGGGTTTTTCTTAGCCATTATTAACTCCTAGGGCGGTTTCCCGCCCGTTTGGTTATTCATTGATGAACGGAGAGGCAAGTACATCTAATTCATTTTCAAGAATGTTAGTTGTGCCGTTGATTTGTTTAGTTTTAAACAATTCTTTTGCCTCGTATTCAAGATTAGTCGGAACCAAGATTAAATTCGGCTGAATGTTCAACGGCTTACCACCGTCACCTTTTAACCCTTTCATGGTTTTAATGACTTTTTGCACATTTTCTTTAGTTAATTTGGTTTTTTCCACGCGGTGGATTAATTGCCAAAAACCGAAACCTGCTGCGCCACGGGCACGCACACCCCATAAGTATTCATCTTCCATGAAGACGTGTTCGGATTTTGCCGGGTCAAACTTCGGCTCAATTTCCGGTGCGGTGCGTTTTTGCCAGATTAACGGTTTAATTGGCAAACGGGCGTCCACGATATAGAACGTTGGCGCATCGTTATCTGTCCCCACTGTTAAGTTCACTTGAGTGGTACTGTTGCCTGTTCCGTCCACTTTCTCAAACACCGGGTGATCTGTGTCGAAGAAGTTCTGACCGTCATAACACAGCGTAGTTTTACCTTTTTTCAACAAGCTGAATACTTCATCATCAGGTAATTCGGCGGCAGATTGACCCGCCAATTGCATCATTGGCGTATATAGACCGACCTGATCATCTTCAATGTCTTCGCGCGGAATGCCGACGGTTGATTCAAATTTTTTGTTAGTAATGCTTGTGCCTTGCGCTTGCATACTTTGGATTTGACGTTGGCCAACCCATTCACGCATTTTCGGGAATTTACCTAAAAATCCGTAAGTATTGGTTTTAGTCGTGGACGAAATTTCCATAGCGATTTTTGCCCACTGAGTAGGGTGGTTTTCTAAGCCTTTGATAAATTCTTTACGAAAGGCTTCGGTGATGTGGTTTAACACCTGTGCTTTATTGATTGACATTATTTAGCCTCCTGAGACTGATATTTTTTAATGTAATCCGCATCGCTAATGCCAAGCATTTTTGCGGCGGCTTGTTGTTCTGCGCTTAATGCAACTGGTTTGCCTTTATTTGGATCATCTTTGGCTTGATGACCGCCCGCTAAAGCCTGATTCGGGGTGGCCACGGTTAAATAATCGGAAAGTGCGGTAATGTCTGATTTACCTAATTTTTCCGCCCATTCTTTTTGCGATGGCAATAAACGTCCGTCAGATAAGGCAGTTTTAATCAAGTCATTGACTTTATCGCCATGTACTTGTGCGCTTAACGCATTTAGTTTGTCTTGCACATCTTTCATTGCCGATAATGGCACATATTTGCTCGGGTCAGGCTCTGCACCGACTTTCGCAGTTAAAGCAACGACTTCACCGTCTTTTTCTTTTAACTTACCGTACACATCACTGAGTGCCACCGGGCTGTCGCCCTTAGCCGCAGAAAGTGCGGTCAGTTTTTGTTTCATTTCGTCTTCGGTCGCTTCCGGCGTGCCGAATAATTGGCGTAATAACTCCAGCATGGAATTGTCCTTTTTGTGTTGATGTTGATTAAATTGGGATGAAAAGGCGACAGCTTCCGCCAAGTCATGACAAGCAGGGCGATTAGTTAATGCTGCATTCAGCACTTTCGTCACCTTGCCGTCCGGCTCAGTCAAAAACAAAGGAGAAATGTAACGATATTCCCCGTCTTGAATTTGTTGATGGGCTTTTTTTGTCCAATCTACATCGACAAAAATGCCTTCACCTGAAATATACTCCGCCGTTTCCATCCAACCTGCGGCAGGGTTAGGTTTGCCGTTTTTCTCAATAAATAGGGTTTGATGTTCGTAGTCGATCATGAGCTTAATCTTTAGCTGATTAATGTCTTCAGCCAAAGCGTAGCCGTTAGTGTCATCTACATACCAGCCTCCTGCACCTTCGGTGCGTCCATCTTGCGAATAAAAACGACCAAAGGGGAACAACTGAATACGCCCATTTGTTTTTTTGTTAAGCTCGAAACTTAACGCAATCGGCTTAATGTGCATCGTTTGTTATCCTCGTTCTTTAATAGCGGATAACAGAATAACGGATAGGAAAAAATGAAAAGAGGGGAGCGTCTTCCACACTCCCCTCTAGGTTAGAATTTTGAAAAAATGAATTTTGATGTTGTATTTTATCTTAAACCATTTTTAAAACCTTTTTAAATCCTTTTAAATCGTTTTAAAAAAAATCATTCGATAAATCACCACTATAATCATAAAAACGCAAATGCGCGCGATTTAGAGCGGTTTTATGTTTTATTTAACTACGCTCCGAAAATAGGCTTGCACATCCTCCAAAATATCGTCCTCGTCTTGCGGGGTTAAAACAAGGAAAGGACGGGCGGGAATATCCACTTTTCGTCCACGTCCGGCTTTACCGCCAAACTGATGGATTGCCGCGTAAGGCTCATTCGTACCGACTTCTGCAACATTATTGTCATAATAACTTGTGATACTGTTCATCAGATTTTCTGTATCAACTAGCGGCGTGCCTTGGCGATATTTCAGTCCTAGCCACTTCGGACGGCCACCTACGTCAAAGTTTTGCAACACTGCCGATTCCATTGTGCCGGCAATACTACGCATTAGTGGCGTACGGTCTTGAGCGGCATTTGCTAGTTTATCTAGTATGGAGGCAATTTGTTGCGCATTATTAATCTCGATTTCTATCATAAGCGTTGCTTTTCAAAATAAAGGGCGGTATAGTTAGTTACGCACCGTTTGTCGCAGTGATTCTCGGCAACTGCTAAACGATGGGGTGAAATAGACCCGGGAAATATGTGTGGGGTGTCCGAGTCCCACCTAACGGTGCGTATTAATCCCGTCTAAATGACTGCATGTAAAGCTCTTTCACATGCTCCAATATTTTAACCACCGCCACATACCGTTCGCCATTTATCGTTTTATAAAATTCAAAGTGATTACCTTTGCTTGATTTAATTTCATCGGGCGAATTAAGCACATCCGGCAACTTCTCATAAGTTTCAACGCCAAACTGTCCATAGCGATTAGCAATCTGTTTTACCATGGAGTCATCAGAAAGCCAAACTGTCTTAAGCTCCGTGCCAATTTGCATTCTTGTATTCTCATTTAATACACCGGCAGCGAATTTGAAATTTTGTGAATATTTGTCACGTAACTCCTGCAAAAGATCGCTTCGTGGTTTTCGTCCTTTCAGAGATAGGTAATGCGGGATGTGTGGTTCTAAATAGGCGGATAACTTAGCATAATCTAACTTAAACTCAGCCCCAGTCATTTCTGCTTTGGCAAACTGGTGCGCCAGCTTTTCCGGGTAAAGATCTAAATTCGGCTTATAGTTCAATCGCCCTACATTGTAATCAAAGCCTTTATCCGTCACCCGTATCGTGCCGTCTGGCAATTTAAAACCAATGGTTTTTTCACGATTTCTCGCTTTATCGGCTGGGCGTTCCACTTCAACTAAAAATTCTGAACTGTCGTCCGGTTTATCCATGCCACGACGTTGTAAATCCCGTTCACCAAGCGCAATCACTGAGCAGCGACAATTAAAGCCGTTCGGTGGGTAAAAGGTCGCCCAAAACGGGTCGTCATAACGATAAATCTTACCGCTTAACGCTAAATGCGTAGGGCGCGTGCGTTCGTCACCCACGGCGGAATACTGCCAATAAGGGCGATTGTCCACATTATCTCGCATGCGCTGATAACGTGCCGCAGAATAAGCAGACTGCATATTCACCCGGTAAATTGTATTCAGGCGGCGCGGCGTACCGAAATATTCCCCCGTTTTCGGGTCGGCTAATAGATTCCCATCAATACCACGGCTAATACTTTTATCCTTGCCAAATACCCAGCCCTTGCGCTCAAACTCACCAAGCAATTCTTTTTTCCATTGATTAAATCCTTTGCCTTCGCGCATAGCGGTTTCCAATGACTGATAAATGTCTTTGGTCATTTCAAGGCTGGATAAGCGCGCAATAGTCGTCGCACGGGCTAACGCGCTGTCTTGTAAGTCTTTAATAAACACTTTCCCCGCCAGCATTTTCTTCTGACGGAGGAATTCAATGGCTTCTGTCGGCTCCATGCCGATGGCGAATTTAGGTGCGGTCGGCATTGGACGCCCCCAATAAATCCGACAAGAATAAGGCACTGGTTAAATAGCGCTCGTGGGCATCCGAGGTTAAATCAGGGTAAAGCTCCGCCAGTTTATCACTGGCTTCTTCAAAGCTGTTACAGGCTGATAACACCGCCACGGCTTTTTGCACCATTGGATCTAATTGTTGGTTAAAGTCAACCTGTGTCATGCCGTTATCTAACAAGCTATCCAACAAATCCTGTTCCGTTTCGCTCTTATTGCCAGCGGACAACGCCACGTGCGTACCTTTACCCAAACACCCCGCACACTGACACCCCACCACGTGGGCAGAAAGTGCGGTAGATTTTCCCGGTGATTTTAAATCTGGATTAAAATCGTTTTGAACGGCTTTTAAAACCACTTCGCCGTCTTGTGCTTCGGGGATGCCTAACTTGTCGCGCGTCCACTTTTCTGGGATTTGCACACCAATCCCCACCAATTTAGGGATAGCGTCCGCAAAGGTGCTTAAATCGTCGTATTTTTTGGTGTCAAACTCAAAATATGGCACTCTGTGCAAGGCAATATTAGGGTCAACATTAATCTGCAAATAAGGCAGGATGATTTGCTGTGTGATGGTCTGCGCCACTTGTTTCGCGTCAGACACCAACAAATCACGACGCACTTCGTTGTGTACGTTGCCAAGCGCATTAGTTGAGCTTTTACCATCTGCGCCTGATGTGAGCGTTTGCCCTAAAATCAGGCGAGCAATGGATTTTTCGCACCAGTCCGTCATCTGTAAAAACGGGTTATTGGTGGCACTGGCATTTGCCGCATTATGCAATTCGACGGTCATAGAGTCAGGCATAATCCCTGCGGCGTTATGTCCGATTTGTGCAAGTGCGCGTAATAGCGTGCGTTTTTCTTCGTTTGTTGCCCCTGCACCATATTTCCCGATACGAATCGGCATGCCGTAAAGCTCCAAGAATTCGGCAAAATCCCGCACCGAATAATGCTTAAACATATAAAGCCAAGCCAGTGTGCGGAATAATCCCATACGCGCCAGTTGCACTGAGCGGGACTTGTGCGAATGCACCACCCAGCCGAACTGTCTTAATGGCTCACCCATGGGATTGGTTGGAGTTTTTAATAATAAATTGTCATGTTTATCTAACTTAAACCAAGACTGAGGCCGTGGGATAAAGTTATGCGGAATATACTTACCGTTTTCCAATTTCCACTCAATTTCGATGGCGGAAAAACCATGTCCGACTGCGTCCATCATATCCATAAGAAGGTTTTCAAGGTTTGGATATTGATAAAACAACTCGTCAATTTCGGTTTGGAGTTTTTCTTCTGCCGGTGTCGCATTGCGTGGTTCAGCAATGCGCCAATCCAGCGTCAAAATCGCTCGTTTACGCGTCTGAATATTCGCACCGATGGCACTGTCTTGTTCTTCGATGTCCGTAAATAACTCGTGCTGTGCCGTAATATCGCCGTTTTCCGCATCCTCTAAGATGCTTTTTAACTTGGACGGCGTAATGCGGTTGCTCGGGTGGTCAGATAAAACACGCCCATTAGCTGTCACCATTGCTTCGTCGGTTTGGGTCGGTTCTGTTTTTAAGCCTACCAATGTTTTAATTTTTTCCAAAAATTTCATTTTTTATCCTCGCCAAATGCTATATAAATCATCTTCCGCATCAAAATCATCATGCCCCAAGTCTTCGTCGTTTAAGCTTATCCACTCAATCGGGGCGGAATACTTCCTTGCTAGACTCCACAACATTTCAAGTGCGTCTGGGCCATCATCATGATCGGCTTTTGGAAAATGCCGTAGTTGAGCTATTAAAGTCGTCTGTGACGGGTGCAATAAAATCAGTCCATTTGCCATATGTGGCTGTAAGCTTTCGATTCTTAACATTTTGTCTGTGTTCGGCTTTATTGGCACAACCGGGACTGGGTGACCTCGTTGCGCCGAACGTTTTACAATTTCAGAATTCAAAAACTCCTGGAATTGAACAGATTCGCCACCGTATTTAAGGAAGTTATATTGAATATGCAGTCGAATAGTATCCTCTATGATTAAGTCCGGTAACCGTTTTTTTATTGCTGCTTCAACCACATATAATTTACCTGTGGAGCGCTGATAACCGCCCACCAAAATCGCCGACGGGTCACGGCTCGCCCCCGCTTTGCCGAGTGACGGGTCAACTGCACCAAAATAAATCAAATCAGATGGCAGTTCTGTCCAGTATTTAATGGCGTTGGCAAAAATCGCGTCATCACTGCTTAACGGGTCATTTTGATATTCCGAGTCAAATGTGGCATGGCCATCACGAGCGCGGATTTTCATCAGCGTAAGTAACGGACGCGCCGCCCAACTCACTTCTGAGCCTTTATCCATTGCCGCTTGATTGGCGTAATAAAAGGCATCCGCAACTGCTTCACCTTCATTTAAGAAAAAATCTTCCCATTTATCCCACAACGCCATGTCATCGGGCATTTTCTTCAAGGCTTTAAATTTGGCGGTTTTCCACGCCTTGGAGCTCAAAGTGCGGTTCAATACGCTATCGTAATGTAGGATAGTCCCGATATAGACCACGTCCAGTTTTTCGCCAGGGACACCCAATGGAAGTACGGTCTTTTTAAGCCATTCGTGCAACTTATCGCGCTGTTCTGCGTTGCGGACTTGTTCGTCATTCTCTATATCGTCCAACACTACAAGATCAGGACGATAAGCCCCATGTCGCAAACCACGTAATTTTTTACTCGAACCGGCAATTTCAACCTTTTGATTCGCTTTGGTTAAAATTGTCGTTGCTTGCCATACACGACCTTGTCCAGCGACTTCTGGAAAGTCGATGCGCAGGCGTTGGTTAAACTCCAGTTCTACTTTGATAGATTCCAACATCGGATAAGCCTGATTGATAGAGTCCATCACAATGAGTGCATAGCGTTTTTTTTGAGTTACTAAGCAATAAAGCGTAAACAACTGCGACACCAACGTGGATTTTGCTTCACCACGAGGCGCTGCAGTCGCCATATTGACCGATTTAGGATCTTGCAATATTTCGGGAAGAGTTTTGAACAAGTAATCGTGCAACTCCGAACGCGATGCCGAACGCACATAATGCGGAAAATAATGGGACACGAAATAATCGTAACCACTCACTGGGTCAAATACTTTTTTACGGCGTTCAACCACTGCTTCTGGGCTGTCGTCCCAACCGTCAAAAGAGGCTTCGAGTTTTTGTCGCATGCTATCTGCATAGGCGCGCAACTCATTTAAAAGTTCTTTATTTTTCATTTAAAAACACCGTAAAAATTGACCGCACTTTAATCACTCACCAGTAATGCCCACAACACCCACCATCCCCAACTTCCGCCATCTCTAGCGGAAAGGCATGCCATAATGACAAAAAAGAAACAAAAGAGATTCATTTGAACTCCTTGTCTAAGGTTTCAGCAAATCCGTTTAATAATTCAAGAAATTCTTGCAAAAGCTCAGGTTTATTCGCCTGTACGAAATCACCAAACATTTTGACGGTTTTAATCGCGGTCGCCATTTCCGACACTTCAGGCAATAACCGCTTACTGCTCGCCACCATTTTCGAATAGCTATCACCCAAACCTTGGATCAGTTTAGCTTTATCGCTTACAGGCAAATCTTCCGCATGACGTAGCTCTTCCATGGTCTTTTCAAAGTAGATCACAAAAGTGGTGAGCATACCGCGCGCCACGTCTTCTACTTTGCCACTTGCCATGGTATTTGCATCACGCACCGTATCCCAGTTGTCGCCACGTGCTTCCGCCTCTTTCTTCCAGCGGCGTGCGGTGTTGTAGGATACTTTGGCTTTTTCTGCAGCCTGTTCTAACGTCAAGCAATCAAACACATAATAGCGACGCACATAAGCCTTGGTTTTTTCATCATGCGCCATCATCAGCCCCCGAATTTCGCTTTGATGAGCTCAAAGCCAACTGAGACCACCAAACCGCCTAAACCGCCCGCCATAACGGATTTAATGCCCAATTTATCCATGCGGGTTTCCAACATTTTTAAACGGGCGTCAATATCGTCCACGCGGTCGTCCAGCTTGTCGATTTTGCGACTAACTTCACGGGTTAAATCTAAAATTTGGTCTAACTTTTGGTTGGTTTTGGCTTGTTCGGCTTTCTGTTCCAACCGTTTTTGTTCTCTTGCCGACATTATTTATCCGCCTTTCTGTCGAGTTTTTCAGTAATAGAGTTTAGTTGCTTGGTGATGGCGTCTAGTTTTTCCATCACGTTTTTGTTGACGATGTTAGAGACTTCTTTTGAGAGATAATCCCGCTTTACTTGGTCAACCTCATCATGTAATTGCTTAAACTCACCATCTAACCGTTTAAACCAAAGACCGATAAAAAATACCGCAATGGACACTAACGCGTTAAACACCATGATGCCGTTAATGTGTAGTTCCATTCTCGCCCCCACAGATTGCCCGCCATGTGTCGTTGTGCGCTTTAATTTGGCGTAAGGTTTCGGTAGTATCTTGACGACTGGCATAGATTTTGCCAAAGCCATCGCAGGCCGTATTAATCACGCAAGTCGTTTGATTCCCGCATGCTGTCAATAAGCTCGTCACGAGTACTGCTATGAGCGTTTTCTTCATTTTTTCTGCGTTCCTTTTGGTTATTCACACGGGTTTGTAACACTTGATTTTGTGTTTCGAGTTGTTTTTTAGCTTGCTCTAAATTAGCCGTTTTAGCTTTTGCCCGACGCCACATTACCCACAACAACAAAATGGCAGAGCTAAGAGCAGTCATAGCAATATGTAATAGATTCATTTTTAACCTCATAAGCCTGGTCTTTGATACCCGTCATCGTCATCTTGACGTTGCCGTGGTTGATAGTTTTGATTGTTGTTATTGCGTTTGTTTTTGGACTGATATGCCATCACTGCACCTTTTGTCGCTGCCGACCCACCACAGAAAAACGCAAAATACAAATAGAGATCGGTCGCATTGTCACGACCGAGATAAACCGAATACACGAGCACACCGGCAAGCACTAAAAAGCCAAAAAACTGAATAAAGCCTGTAGTACTGGCGCGCCCATTATCATTAGTAAATAACTCAAAAAATTTACGCATCATAATGCTCCGATATACGCATATAACGCAGTGGCAGGCGTGGCTTTGCCTTTTGCAATATAACTCCACGCATTCTTGCTGTATTTTTTCGGACGTTTCTTATACTGATAAATCTTCGGGTTAAAGCGTTTAAATACCCGGCTAAACAGATTAAAAATGTTTTTAAAACTAAACTTCATTGTCTTGTGCTCCATATCTCAAGTTTTGTGCCACACGATTCACCCAACCTTTGCCAAAACGGTCAAAGTTCTTTAATCGGGTGTAAAAATTCAGGCGTTCGCCGTTTAACACCATTAACGTGTCAGAGATTGGATTGCGATTGATGGCCTCAAGAGAGTATTTACCGATAATGCCGTCATCTAACACACCAACCGCACGCTGTAACATACGGCTCGCATTGCCAAAGCCGTGATTCACTGCTGCATCAAAAAATTGATAGGCAACGGCATCCGGCATTTGCTCACAGTTGTAACGCAACCAAAATGCGCGGTAATAGATTTCATAGGCTTGTTGGCGCGTCATGGTTTTCATGTTGCCGGTATAGCCATTCGCCTGCGCGGTGCGTTTAGTGACACCCCAGTTGGTTTCGCCGCCCGGGTCACGTGGATCATCGACGTAACCGCCCTCATGCCCGATAAGCCGGTCAAAAATTTGCTTGAAAGATAAAGACATAAAAAAAATACCCTCAATCGTTGATATGATTGAGGGTATTCTGTGTTAAATGAGGTCGAATGGGTGGAGGAGACAGTTCCACACACCCTGTAATTCTAAAATAAGGCGGCTTGTTGATATTGCGGAGTTTGTTGCGTGCGCACAATCTCCCACGCTTGGCGGTCGGAAAGACGATATTTCGGGCAAAGCTCTAACATTGCCGTGCGGCCGCTTTTCTTTTCGGTTTGCGTGATGTAGTCAAAATCCGCTTTTAGGCGCTCGTTGCGTAACAAACGCAGGGCGACTTCACAACGCGGAATATACACTTCCTCCGCCTGAAAATAATGACGCAATTTGACCGCACTTTCAAGCCCGATGAGTGCTTTTAGTCGCGGGAAATACACTGCTCCGTCAGTAAAGCGAAACGTAGCCCCACCGAACTGATTAATAATCTTCTCTACATCCGTAAACCCGACTAGTTCCACCATTTCTAACACGATTTCAGGTAAATACCCCGCAACACTTTCAAGTTCAGACTGCATAAAATTTCCCCTTTGTGACCATTTAGGCGGATTGTCGCACGGAAATTTCAAAAAGCAGGTTTCTACACCTAAAAAAATTAAAAAGCCCCAACTTAATTGCTGAGGCTGAATAATTATTTACGACTTTATTCTTTTAATTGCAATACTTGTGGCAGTAGCTGCAATGTCATCTTCCATGCTTTTTCAGATTCATCTGGCGACAATGCTTTGCAATCTACATATTCGTTGCTATAATCACTGGTATCAGTTTCATTTTGTGCCACAATTAATGTTATTTTACGCAATGCGCAGCCTGCAATCGGATTAAGATCATGGCCAGCAGATCCATTTTTCATAGAGTATGCCGAATTACGGAGTGCTTGATAATCTCCCTGTAAGGCTTTATTTAGTTCTCCTTTGGCTTTATCTGTCATTGAAAAGGCCGAAACAGAAATTAAACCACATACCATAGCAATTAATAGTTTTTTCATTATTTTTCTCCAATAAAAAAGGCTCCATAGGAGCCTTTAATTTACGCTTAATTTGTTGTTATGCAACTAATTTTTAGCTTTCTGTTTTCTTCTGTCATACACCGCCAACATTTGCACCACTTTTTTCAACTGCCACACTTCCAACCAATGCACAAAATCTATACCAAATGCTTTTTTCGCCATGCCGTCTGCATAACTCTGTGGCAGGCCGTATTCCGTTAAAAGTGCGGTGATTTTTGCCAGATATTTCGCTTTATCCGCCCTTGGTGCGGGACGTTTTGGCGCATTTTTCGCACTAAACACCGCGCCTTTTGCTTTTATGGCGCGCAATACTTGCATCAACTCGGCATCTGTCATCACGGTGCAACTGTGTTTATCTACCGTGTCCAACAAAAAGCGTTTATATTGTTCATCAGTCATTTTCAGCATGCCTTTGCCAATGTGGATCTTTTGGATCATCTGTTTACGGGTTTGTGGTTGCATTTTGTTCCTCTTTCCATGCTTTCCAAACTAAATATTCTGGCATATTCTTAACAAACTCCAATTTACCAATAGCCGCATAACGTTCGATATACTGTATTGCCGCTGTCCGTTTGTCTTCTGCTAATTTATCTGCACTTTCTACCGCACTTTTTCCTTCGTTACGCACCACGGCAAATAACGGTTTAGCCCCCTCATACACTTTTTTAAGATAGTTATGATTGGTTAGCGCCACCACGTTTCGGGTCTCACGACGGTTTTTCATCACGCCATTGGCGGTTTCTATAAGCGCATGGGACAACAACGGACTCGGCTGATACATGTCCAACACCTCACGCATTAATTTAAGCGCACGGCCGTTAGATAACGCCGCTTTCTCGGGTCTAAATAGGGCAATATAACTCACCAACGCACGGGCATTATCGCCGCGTAAATTGGTAATAATCCCCAATATCTCACGCCCCGCATCATCTTCCAACAGCGCATCCAAGTGGATGTCACTATGGCAAACCGGGCAACGGCATAATTTCACTTTTAAAACTCCTTTAAACTTGGTTTAAAACACATTACTCAGCCCACTTCATCTAACTTATTCCTCTCTTTCGTAAAGAGGGGCTAGGGGAGATTTAATGGGCTGTAAATGGGTTTTATCAATCTAACCCTGACCACTCATGATATGCGGTAGCCTGGATAACTAAACTAAGATGCACATCAAATAACTCTTGTTCTTCTGGCTTTCCTTTCGGATAGATTGATATATAAATATTTTCATCTTCCTCCAGCTCCCAATCACAATTATTTTCTTCAACAATTTGCTCAACAAGGCCATCAACATCATCGTGATCGCTTTCATACTTTTTACTTTCACTTTGTTTTATCTTCGCCTTTATATCTTCTACTGTTGGCTCTTTGCTACCAAAAACGATATATTCCCATTGATATTTCATATTTTATCCTTAGTCGATAGGTGGTTGTGGCAGTGGTTGCCAGTGAGTAACAACATCACACTTACCAATATCATCCGTGTGAAATTCATTGTCTTCTGTCATGTATCCAACAAAAACTCGCATTTCTTCTTCGCCGTCGTTATATGGTATGCCATATAGCAGTACATCTTTTGAGATAATGCCACTAAAAACTGTATGATATAATTTAGGTAATCTCTCCGAACACTTAATCCAGCCATTATTTTCACTCATTATTTAATCTCCTCAAGTCTCAAATTTAAAGTTTTGTTGTAGTAGTTAAACGCGTCTTTAAACAGTGCTTTGCTATTGATATATTCCCGCGGCGATATTGGCACGGTCGGAAATTTGTCCAAAAATCGCCAATGCTCAGCGAGCTCCGCAGGAGTTTGGATAAACGCTTGTTTTTCCGCTTTTAATGCCAAAATATCAGCGGTTTTGACGACAATCTCCATTTCGGCTTTGATGCGTATCTTAAATTTATCTCGGATAACCATTTCGAATGCTTTTTCGATTTTTTTGTAGTCCGGCAATAATTGTTTTAACGGGCTGGTAACATCTCCCAAAAAAGCCTCTTGGGCGTCGTGCATCAAAACTGCAAAAGCGGTCATATCATCAACTTTCAAGCACGTTTTAGCTATTACCCCAGCAAAAACACTGTGATCAAGCACGGAATAATGCACATCTAATTTGCCACCGAATCGTGGAATCATTGCTAAATGATGAATAATGTCATCAATATGAATGTCGCTATTTTGTGGGTTAGCAAAGTCGATTAAACGGTTGCCATGTGTGATAAATATGCTCATTTTCACTCCTTTTTTACCTTGATTTTTATATCATTTTCGCCATCTTGATGATGTCTAATCGTTACTTCGTAACCATCAACCCCAGTTTTTCCATCATCCTTCCACTTAATAACTGGTTCCGGATTAACATGCACAAAAACACCAAGCTCTTCGATAGCTATTTGTTTCTTTTGTATAAATGTTTTGCGAATAGCAAACCAATGGATAAAATCAGGCAAGAAACGATTAAACTGTTCTTCGGTTAACTGCAAAAAGTCTTCAACTTTTCTAAACTCATAAATTTTGTCACTCATTTTCTCACCCCCAACTTAACCGTCTCTTTTCCATTTACACCGTGATTCAGCGTAACTTCTTTTCCTTGTTTATAGCCTTCACTTTGCGCCAAACCGTAGTCTTTAGAGTTTCCTTTCTCACGTATTTTGGTTTCGCTCCATTTCTCTTCCTTAAACGCTTCTGCTTTATAAGTTTCCATTTTTTGCTTTTCTTCCGGTGTCATTGCAAACTGTTTCACGTTTTGATTCACGCCGACAACCCAGCCTTCGCAAAAAGAATCTCCCCGAGCAATCAGCGTGCTACGTTTTAGATGCTTACTTTGCGTGTCTAAAAACGCTTTGCGCGCCGCTTGTAATCGGCGATATAACACATCAAAACAGTAAGATGCGATTTCAGGGCGTTCTTCTGCGCCGTAAAATACAACGTGCATTTTGTTTTCGCCGTAATCGTTGCCTGGGTAAGCGTTAGATAAATAACCCTCAACTCCAAACGCTTTTGTAATCACAGAGATCAGCATGTGTACATATCTGGCGGATTTCATGGCGGTTTTCTGCTTAGCGTGAGATTGGCTAAATTCAACTTGTGACTGATTAAGCTGATTTTCCGCCATTAGTTTTTGCGCCATTGCCAGTGCACTTGCCGCTTCGTGTGGGTTGGTTGACTTACTCAACGCCAACAGTTTTTTAATTTTTCTGAGCAGTTTGTCTTGTTCCATATTTACCCCAACACCGGCGTAATCCGCCATGCCACACTTTTCATTTCTCTGCTTGCCGCCTGCAACAGCAACAAGCATCCTTTTTCGTCATCATCCAGCCACATTTCTTTCGCACCCTCTATTTGCTCCATA